CTCCTACGAGTGCCACTGCTCATCTGCAGTCGCTTGAGTGTTTGCTGCTCACCTTGTCTAGCACCTTGATTAGCCGCTTGCTGCATACCTTGCTGGAACTGATCAGCGGTCACATAATCAACGCTATTGATCCGTTCCACTGTATAGCGGACATCGATTGGCGTGGCAACTGCAATGCCGCCATCTTCACCTGACGTTCCAGAGCCACCTGCTTCTGGAATGACGGATCCACCTCTTGCACCGCGTGAATAACGCGCCATGCTTTCACGCATACCTGATTCGTTAAGCGTAACTCCAAGCTTTCCATTACTACCGCGTTGCAGTGGCAGAATTGCTTCAGGGCCAGCCTCACCCATTACTCCATTTTTTAATTGGCCGCCATCTTGATAACGGAAAAATGTAGGAGAATTGACAACACCACCTGCGGCATATTTTGTAAGTTGCCCACCGCTTTCAAAGGCCGCACCTTTAGCAGCGCCAAGACTTAGACCTGGAAAAGCCGCTTTTAATGTCTGAAAAATTGCAGCTTTTAAGAATATCTTTGCCATATCAGAAATAATTGATCTCGCAAAGTCAGCAAAGGAAGCCTTACCTGTTGTTGCAAATTCAACAATTGCATCAGTCAAGCCATCAACTGCCCTAACAGCCACACCTCCTAAAGCAGTGCCTAAATCGGTTGCCTGTTTATAGGCATTCTGCATCACTTCTTTAAAAGATTCGCCAAATGCTTCAATCTTGGTCTTATCGGCTTTATTTAATGCATCTGCAATTGCCTTTCCAGCCCTAAATTCAGCTTTTTCTCTATCCTCGATAAGTTTAATCTGCTCTTCAATGCTTTCAGCGTATATTTTGCCTAATGCTTCTGCTTCGTTTTGCTCAATTTTGAGTAGACGAGCAATTCGATCGCGTTCGCCAATCTGTGCTCCGCTAACCTGCAACCTTTCAAGATCAGCGCTAAGCTGTATTTCTGCAATTTCATTATTGAGTCTTCGTGCTGAAATAATCTTCTTGATAAGATCTAGCTCTTTTTCAGTAATATCTTTAATTTCTTTACCCGCAGAAATCTTGTCTTTATCAAGATCTTGAATAATGCTAGGCAGCCCGCCGTTAGCTCCAGGCTGCTGAATATCAATGCTTTCTTGAGCGCCAATTACTTGCTCATATCTAGTCAGCGCCGCATTTAATTTATTGCGGGCTCTGTCAAATGCAGCTTTTTCTCTAATGCCTAAATCTTCTCGCTCTACTCCAAGAAAACGTTCAAAACCAGACGTAGCGTCGTCAAGCTCACGCTGCGCTTTGCTTATTGCGCCTTTCGTGCCAATACCAAGAAAATTTTGTAGAGCAACAATGCCTTGATTTATAAATTTTACTATTTGCTCAAATGTTTGCTGAAAAGCCGCGCCAATTGGTTCCAGCAATGTGCCGACACTTTGCGAAAGCTCTTCTAGGGCAACCCTTAAACGATCGCCAGCAGACTTGGGAGAATCTGCAATAATTTTTGCATTTTCGCCATATCGTTTAAAAATTGCTTCAGCAAACTTTTGGAAATCTTGCAAGCTAACCTGACCTTTTTCAAGAGCTTTGTCCAGCTCCTGTGGTGTCATGCCAATTGCTTCAGCAAATAAAGTAAATGCGCCTGGAAGACGTTCACCGATTTGTTGACGCAACTCCTCCGCGCTTACCTTGCCCTTTGAGAAGACCTGAGCTGTAGCCGTTAGCGCAGCGTCGACATCAGCAAGCGATCCACCAGTTGCACGAACAGCAGCGACAATGCCATTGAATGCTGTTTTAGTATCTTCAACGTTGCCGCCAGCACCCTGCACCGATGCTTGCAACTTTGTAAATTGACGAGTAATTATTTCTTGTGGTATCGCAAAATCCTTGGTTGTTTGTTGAATAAAGCCAAGGCTTTGCTGATATTCATCTTGACTTGTCGTGACACCTTGCAAAGCAATACGCAGTTTTGCAAGATTTGCAGAATACTCAGCAGCGCCGCCCGCAGCCTGCCTAAAACCGCCAAGTTGAGCGCCAATTGCACCACCAACAACAGCGCCAGCAGGCCCGCCAAGCACTGCACCACCCAATGCACCAAGTGCGCCTTCAGGACCGCCAAACACGCCAGCACCCGCCACCGCGCCAGCAATCTGCGCACCAGCTCTTAGGCGCCCACCACGACGTGATGTTGTCTTTTGCAGTTGCTTATCTAATTTCGCAGCCTCTGCTGTTGCCTCTCTGAATTCTTTGCTGCCGATTTCTACGCTGTTCGCAATATCTTTCCAAGCGTTGCTGTAAGCGCGGAGGTTGCTGACACTTTGCGTTGTTCTGCTTTGTACTTCTTTTAGTTTTTTGGAAAGCTGCGAAAAAGATTTGTCAGTTAAATTGCTTTGCTTGCCAATGTTTACAAGACTTCTTTTAAGCTGATCTAAGCCGCGCTCTCCCGCAACTTTGACTGCGACCTTTAGCTCGGTTGTGACTGCAGCCATCAGCTTTTCTTCTTGTTGAAGCAGGACAGGGCAGTGACTTCCATCACTTGCAACCCTTCAAAAAGAGTCGCGGGATCCTTCACTGAATACAGTCTACAAAGCCAATCCAACGCTGCATAGTCTAATCCGGTTGGACCCGCAAAACTCATTCGCCACTGCGTCTGCAGCCTAAGAAACATCTCTACGGTCTCCCAGTTCTCGTCCCATACAACGAACTGATCCTTTGTCGCATTCGCACAAGCTTTTCTTATCTGCTCTTCTGTCGCGCCAAGAGCACGCAAATCTTTTTCGCGTTCATCAATGACGCCACCCGTCGCCCAGTAACGAGCAGCGTCTTCTAGTTTTTTGCCTGCGCTCCCGTGATGCTTTCACTGTAAGCCGCGATCACAGCACGCAGAACGTGATGATCGTCAAGTAGCTCCAGCTTGGTCACCTTTGTGCAAGGGATCGCTTCACCGCTTTCGTCCACATAGTCGTCCCAGCCCTGCACAATCTCATTGACCAAAGCTTCGTCGCCTTGATCGATCAGTTCGTTAAAGGCAGTGCGGCCTAGCTTCTTAAATTCAATCGTGAATGTGGCCTTGTCAAAACCGCCGCCATCAGCAGGGATCTCAACAGTTACAGGCCACTTATACGATGCAACCTTTTTACGTGTAAAAGCCATGGATCAGGTGAATGCGATTGAGATTTCGTCATTTCCACTTGTGCTGGGCAGCGCCAGATATGGAATTGACAGATTGATTACACCATTGGTGTCTCCGTAGCTTACTCCCGTAATGTCTGTTTGCGGCATGGTCATGGTAATAATGTTGCCGCCGGTAGCTCCCAATACAATGCTGCTACTTGCTTGTGCAACGCCGACAGCTTTTGAGAAGTAATCAGTGGTGCCAACAGCAGGAGCCTCTAAAACAGTCGTGCCGCCTGGCTGACGATCAACGATAAGAATCTCTTTGTTGCTTAGGCTTTCCTTGTAAATAACATTGTTATTCAGAGCCAAGTCAAAACTTTCAATACGAACGTCTGTAACGCCATGGAACGTAGCAGTCGTGACGTTTGTGTCGTTGACTTCTAGCGCAGCGGCTTGATTAGCTACAGTGAAAGTGCCTGACAGAGCCGTGTTGTCAGGATCATTGTAAATGCCAGTCATTTCAAAATTGGCTGCAGCGAACTGACCGCCAACCAAGTTGAAAGTTACAGTGCCTCGGCAACCAGTGATTTTATGACGTGTGCCGTCGTAGAAGCAATAAATCGTAGCAGAATCAAAACTGCTGCTAACGCCAGCATAAGTAACACTGGTGTCGGCTACGACTGTTTCAGACAAACCGCAAGCCTTGAGCAATGGGCCATAAGCAGGGGCTGTGCCTGCAGTGCCGGAACCAGACAGCTCAACACCAAAAGTGACACTGACTCGCTTGTTTGCAACCAAGGTTGAACGAGTGCTGTTGCCAATAAATCCCTGCAGGGTAGGGGCGACAATGTTGTCAGCCTGAATTGGAGTGACCTCTAAGTCCGTGACTTGCACGGCATCAGTGCCACCAACAGGAGTTGAATCAGTTCCGTAAGTTGATTCGCTCTTTGCGATCAAAAAACGCTTGCGAGTCAGTGCCATTGTTAGCCCGTGGTAAGATCAGTTCTACTGGTACGATAGCGCACCAGAAAATCTTGACTAATTACTCCAAGAGGAACATCTGCCTCATAAAGTTCAAAGTCAGTGCGGTCAGGAGTCAGGTCAAGCGCGTAGCCATTCACCGTCTGGTCTGCCATTAGCAACGAATGAACTTGCTGTGAATAGGTGTCAGACGAATCATCAGGCAATGCAGCACGCACAAGCGTTGTGACTCTGACGCGCATTGACCAATCCAGCTTGTCAAAAAAGTTGGTGTCAGTCGGCTGATCGTTAACAGGCTCAACAATTACAGCGGGCACTTCACCGCGTGCAAGTGGCTCAACACGGCTGCGATACACCGTCGCACCTGAGATTGCATCAAGATTAGCTTTGATACGGGTCAGGATCAGCTCGCGCCTTGTGTCAGCCATAGTTATGCAGCAGCGATTTGAAACACGTTACAAACAACACTTGGACGTGTTGGGCGGGCATATGGGCTGGCGATTGCAGCGCCTGCACTTAGCGTCACCTGCGCATCACTCGGAGCCCACATGATTTCAATGTAATCTTCTGCTTGCAACAAAAGAGTGTGGTCAATCAGCAAATTATTGTTACCAGCCACGCCACCGTGACTTTCAATCACACTGCAAGTGTTAGTCGTCAATGCCAAGTTACCGCTTGCATCATTGTTGTTTTTGCGCAACCAAAAATGCGCATCATGAATCTGCGTGTCAGCATTCTTAACTTGCAAGTTGATCTCAAAAACATAGACGCCAGGCTGAGCCACGACAAGCTGGCTGCTTGACTCCAGCCGCACGCCGTCACCGTCTGCATTATGTTTATTAAACGTCACTTCCGTCGGCACGTTTGCAGTGGTGCTTTGATCGACATCACTTGAAAACTCGCCCCAGTGTCCAGGACTGCCGTAGTAATGCAACTTATTCCACCGTGTCTTCCCGTCTCCGACCTTTTCGTTGCCAGTGTCGGATTCAAAAGCAATTTCACCAGCTAATAGGACTGGATTTCGTGCGGTCCAATTTGCGCGATAATCGATCTTCTGAAGTGTCATGGCTCAATCCTTGCTCAATAACAGTTCAGAAAACAGGCCATCATCAACAGGCCGATTTTCACGCACCGTATAGGCAGCGGAATCAACAGTAATAGATGTGCCGCGAGCAGCGCTGCTTACATCAGAAGTTTTTGCAGTTAGCAAATACTCCCGTGACAATGCAACACCACCCGCGATCACATCCATCGGTGAATCGAGGATACCCTTGAATTCTGCGCCTGCGCCGATTTGGCACGGTACAGCAAATTCGCTGAGGCTCAGATAAGCAAGGGTATCGTCAATCATCAGCCGTACTTCTT